CGCACTCCAAATTCTTCATGAACTGCTTCTACATCATACATTTTCTTTTTGATAGGAGACCAAACTTGTATGCGGTTGTCTACCAATTGATAGAAATCTCTATCCGTAGAAACAATGGTAATCTTTTTGCAAGTATCTTCATACATTTGTGCAATGTAAGCAATTGCATCATCTGCTTCGATACCATCTATTGCCATGAATGTTACTGGCAAGTTATCTAAATAAGAAACTAAACGACTGAATTGATGTCGCATCGATTCTTGTTCATCTTCAATTGTTGAGTCATGATGATCGTGTCTACGTAGCTTTGTTTTGTTTGCTCGATTTGCTTTGTAATCTCCGTAAATCTTTTTACGTTTAGCAGAACCACCTCTACCATCAAACACAATCACACAACGAGTTGGTTTAAAGTCTCGTACCGTTTTACCTACTGAATAAAGAAATCCAGTAATGCCACCGATATGGTCTCCATCTTCGTTATAAGCGGGAGTCGCACCGAAACTTCTAATAAAGGTATTGAGCCCGTCAAATACCATGAGATGATCATTAACATCTAACGGACTCGAATTCCTTTCTTGTTGTAACTGTTTGAATAATTCTTGATACTTATTCTTCATCATAAACTTCATCGGTAACAATTACATCATCAATACCGCCGTCAATACCGGCTTGATATTTGAAGATATAAGCATCACATATTCTTTGATATAACCGTTCTTTTGCTTCTTGGTTTGCAATAACCTTTTCCACAAAGTCTTTGCTTTGAAATTTAATTTCGCCAAACGTTTCACCGGTGTTCATATCTACGTCTTCCATAGTATACCAAGCACCTGATTGCTTAACTAAATCGAACTTCTTCATTACTTCTAACCAACCACCATAATTATCAATTCCACTATCATAGTAGATATCATAATTAATTTTACGATGTGGCGGACCCATACGATTCTTCACAACTTGGATTTCTGTTTTACTACCTACCACTTGTTCAACGCCTCCTAATTTAGCTTTGATCATTCCGGTATTTTTCAAACGAAGTCTAACTGATGCGTGGAATGGAATTGCCTTACCACCTGCCGTTGTCCATTGGTCTCCAAATGATACACCCATTTTCGTACGAAGCTGGTTTGTAAAAATCAAACAAATTCTTTCTCGTGCAATCCAATTGGTTACTTTACGCATTGCCTTTGATAAGATAATTGATTTTGATGTTGCATAACCATCTTTATCATACTCTGCAGACATTTCAATTTTTGTAGATGCACCCATGATTGAATCCACTACAATTGTAACTAATCGATCTTTATCTGATTTACGAACACCTTCAACAATTGTTTCAATAGTTTCAAAAATTTCTTCAATTGTTTCTAATGGGACATAAAGCATAGATTTTAAATCAACTCCAATTGCTGTGAGAAATTCTGAGCTGACTGCTGCTTCTGTATCAATATAAACTGCCAATCCACCTTTCTTTTGCGTTTCAGCTAAAGTGTGTGCAGCTAATAATGATTTACCTGATGCTTCTAATCCGGTAACTTCAGTGATCCGCCCCACAGGAAAGCCTCCATGGGGGCGGTTTGAAATTGCTAAATCAAGCATCGAGCATCCGGATGAAATCCACTCTGATACATTGCTTGGTGCATCGTCATCACCTGCTAAAAAGAACGCAGTCTTAAGATTTTGTCCTTTAAATTGTTTGTTGATACTATCCGCTAATGTATTTGCTAGAGCGTCTTCTAGTTCCAGTTTACTTTTACTCTTTGCCATTTATAACTCCTTCTTAATTAAAAAGATCATCAAATGCGTCTGCAACGCTTTCTACTTTTGTAGCTGCTGGTTTTGATGCTGTTGGTGCTTCTGGAGCTTTTGCATCTTCCTCTTCTTCTACATCAGAGTCTGCAGATTCTGGATTCATCCATTCTTTTAATGCTGCTTCTAATTCTTCGAAAGTCGGCTCAGGAAATAAATCAGTGATTTCTGGTTGATTCATGATTTTTTGTGCAATCTCTTTATCTTCAGTTGCTGGCTGAGTGTTAGGTTTAACACGGATTGCGGTTTTAGGATATGATCCTGGGCCTTCTGCTGGTGTAAATTCTACATCAATATCACGACCATTCATTAAGTCGGTAATATCTCCATAATCTGGATCTGAAATGATTGATAACAATTCTGTGTAAATTGTTTTACCAAAGCCCCAAAACTTTACTCCTTCGGATTCTTTACCACGAATGATAACGGGAACATAAGTACGCATCTTAGGTTCAATTTTACGACCCATTAACCAATCTTCTTTGTCGCCGGTCTTTTTAAGTTTGTCAGCAAATTCTACGATTGGATCTGCATTACCAAATGTAATTGGCGATAGCATAGATCTTTTACTAATGTCATAGTGGAAATACAATTCTAAGAAAGGATTTTCTTTGCGATGCACGTAAGGAACGATTCGAACTCGTGTCTTGCCTGCTTCAGGCTTCCATACGTTGTTTTTCTTGTCATCGGTTTTGTTTAATTGGTTAAGTTTCGCTTTGATAGCGTCAAGGTTAAGTGCCATAAGTACTCCTTTAGTTAATTAAGTTAATAAAATATAAAAATATAATTACAATATAAGTAATTAATTGGTTAATTCAAAGTAATTTGTTAAGTTTTTTGTTTTTATTTTAAATTCATG